TGGTTCTGCACCAGTAAATGTTATTACAGCATAATCGCCGCTTGAACTTGGGTCTGGCTGAGTAGTATCTTCCGAAGGAAGATTTGTCTCCTTATAATAGTCAGCCCACATTCCTATGATATTACCATCATCATCACGTTCAATAAAATCGTGATGGTCATCATAAACATCTTGCTTCATTGTATAAAGGATATTTCCTCTATGAGCAAAAGGTTCGACTTTACTTATACGCCAAGCCAATGGCTCAGGTAAGTCTGTTGAAATAATAATTCTCTTATCATAAAATAATGTTTTAGTAATATCATTATACGGCAAAATTGCCTTAGTAATATTGTCGGGAGTTTCAAATACTCTGTCACGCCACAAGCCGCTTGTGTACGAGCTTTGTGATCTTTCAACTCCCCATACTTGACATTTCTTTCCATTGGCTACCCACTGAAATCTATGCCCACATGGTAATATAGACCACGTTGGAAAATCATGATTATTTGCATCAGCAGTATTGATAACCAACCATCTTTGCCAAATACCTTTTTGATTTTTTAAATCTAAATATAATCCAGTTGGGAACGTGCTATCTGTAAGTTTTGCAAATCTTTCTTTGTAGTAAGGTATATTACATCTATAACTTGGTTTAAACATAATACGACTATCTACTTCGTCTTTTGCAAGACTTCTGTAACTAGCAAGTATATATTTTAATTCCACTGGTATCTTTGTTTTTGATTCTTCGGGATGAAGATACATATTTTTATCAGGTTCATCATCTGTATAGTAGTCATAAAAATATCCAATAACACTGGACGGATCATCATACCAAGTCTGTTCGATTAATCCTTGAGCTTCGAAACTATGTCTCTGCCCATTCGTATGTACAGAACCAATACCAAGATTATGTTTATATTCGTTGAAATTCATAACGCACCTCCTATTCTCAAAGTGCAATCTTTGCACTTTCGCTATTAGAAGATGCAATCTTCATAATCTCTTCTCCGGCATCCAAAATAAGTTTTCTGTATTTCTTAAAATTAAAGTTATCGCCTTTAATTGTATTTTTTGCCTCTTCGAGCAAACTAAGAACAGTAACTAATTCTATTGGATTACCAAGTAATTCATTTAAACCTGATATCCTCCACAATAAAGAAGTATTTGCTTTCATTAAATCTATATGTGGATATTCTACTTTATTATTTTTGGCTTCGTCTTCTGCAACTAACAGCAGAAAGAATATTCTGTGACGTAGTATCTCTTTAATCTCATCTATTTGCTTATCTGCAAATTCTCCATATTTATGTTGATACATTAGTTCTTACCTATATAAGAATTATATATATAACCCTTATCCCTTAATATACTTCGAACTTTGTGTTCAGTATTAGCCTTGAGTTCTTGCAACTGAGCCAACTGATTCGCCTGTGCGTAGAATTTTGACTCTTTACTATTCGTGATCATTTGATTAATCAGAGTAGTAGTCTGTACCTTTGGCGTTACCCATTCTACAACCATAGCATTACCGAGTAATTCCTCAACAAAGTTCTTATCAATATAATCGTCCACAGGATTTTTAAGAGTATACTCAATTTCAGCAATTTCATCGTCCGCTGAAAATGTATCGAATATTCTATATACATATGTATTTGACAATGCGCTTTGAAGCCACTCACGCATCTGATTAGTTGCACTAGGTTCTGGTAACCCAGCAAATTCATAATCACGAATCTTATTTAAGAAGCGTGAATAAATCTCATTGTAAGAAGAGGTCATAATCCACCTCCCTTATCTTAATTTGTCAGAAGTTCATTCAACAGACTAAGGTCAGTGCCAAACGCCTCATCAAGAGCTTTAATCTTTCTGATACTATCAATCTCACCAGATACAATCTGATTAACAGCAATAGACTTAAGAGATTCTACTGCGCCCTTAGGAAGTTTACTAATTGCTTCCTTCATCTGATAATCTGGCAGATCAAGAATGTCTTTGATATTCTTTGTGGCAAAATGCTCATCATAGAACTTACCAAGTGTTGGATATTCAGCAATAAAGTCTTCATCCATTATGATGATTCTAGGATTATATATAGCCTTATTTCTTGCAACCACAAGAGCAACAAGATCTCTATATGTAATCTCAGTTTCATAATCATAATCAACGAAAGTATATTTCATATGACTCGCTAAACCTTCAACAAATAATATACCATGAGTTACGGAACGACATTTGATACCATCATTAGGATCAAACTTCTTAGGAGCAGATTTGGTCTGTGTCTGCTTTACCTCTTCAGTTTTAATTTCTTCTGACTCATCAACTGTATTTATTTTTGTCATTGCTTTTCTAGGCATAATTCTTTTCTCCTTTTATTCATAAAAAGGAGAGGACGAATCCTCTCCTTGTGTTTAGTTTCCTTAAATATCCCAGTAGCCGAAGTAGCGACCCAGTACTATTGAGAATCCAAGCCTACGCTGTACTTCATATGTCTGAAGGTCAGATACATAAAGTTCACCCTTCTCAAGATGCTCAACGATTTCTGTGTCACCTTCATCAATCATCTTGATGAACTTACCAGCATCACCAATAACAGGGATGATATAGAGCTTGTCTGTGTCAAATACATAATTTGTCATGCTCTTATCCTTGAATCTGTTAGGAATAGTGATAAGATTTGTTCCCTCATAAATACCGATATTACCAGTATTCATTACAGAATCTCTCTGATCCTTAGCTGCCCAATTAACGTCAGCCATTCCGCTGATTGCTGCAAGAGCGCTCTTTGTACCCATGATAACAACATCAGCACCATTGTTTGCAGCAGAAACTGCCTCAACGATACCATCAAAAGCTGCCTTATTTGTAGGGTCAAGAAGACCAGTACCCTTAAACTGTGCTGGAAGAGAAGTAATAGCAGAACCAAGCTGTGCATATGTCTCTTCCTGAATCATTGCAACGTAAGAACGTCCAATGTTAGCAATCCATGAAGCCCAATCAACATCTCCGAGGATGAAACGATTGATATCTGCTCCAATCTTAACTACCCAAAGATCGGTCTCTACAGGAATTGTTCTTCTTCCACGAAGTCTCTGAAGGATGTGGTCGTGGTGTGACTCACCAGCCTTTGCGATTGAGAAGAGTGCATCATCATCCTCAATAACGAAATCCTGTCTGTCGCCATAAGCGATTGTCTTTCTATCTACGAGTGCATTAAAGAAGTCACTCTCTTTGAAGTTTACATCGATAACTGTATCAACAGTATCCTCTATAATATCATACCAAGCTCTGCCGTTATCTCTGATTGCTCTACGAACAGCCTTCTTGTCCTTGATATCTGTAATGCCGAGTACCTGACGAGAAAAGTCGAGGATTCTTGCATTAGCTTCTGTCTTTGTGATAACTCTGTTTGTTTCAGCATCAAAAATCTCACGACCAAGAGCTACGTCTGTCATAAGATTAGAAACTGCATCATAAGTTGTGTCGTTAGCTGAAAATACAGCCATTACATGCTCGTTAAAATTCTTAGCCATTTTAATTTCCTCCTTTCCTCAAATTACTGTACAACGTACTTTCCAGCACTGTACTTAACTGTAGCGCCATCTTCAGGATCATTTCCTGTGAAAGCGTCATCTGAAAGAGTTACAATATCACCAAGGTGGAGTTCCATACCCTGTGTTACATCGCCAGTAGCGTTGTAGAAAAGTGCCTCATCTCTAAGCTCTGCTTCTGGATAAGGACTCTTTGGTGTGTTATAAACAAAGAAATACTGTCCATCAAGTTTTGTGAACTCAACATACCAACCGCCCTCAGCAGCTGCCTCTCTGATCACACCTTCAACCTTATTGTCTGCAACTGCAGCCATCTTATACTGCTCAAACTTTACATAATCGCCCTTTGCAGCAAGTACACCGTTATCCTGATTTGCCTGCATTACGAGGTTGATAACGTGTCCAAACTGTCCCATAGCGGATGCTACGAAACTAGGAAAAGCGATTATATGGTTGTTATTTTTTGAAATATCAATTGCCATAATCTATTTCTCCTTTCAAATTTTGACAAAAAAATAAGACCTAATTGGTCTAAAATAATTTATGCGATATATAATCGCTTGTTTACTTCTTAAAGATTCCGCCGTATCTACCTTGAGTTAACTCAGAACCTTTCTTTGATAAGTTACCAAATAGTTTAACGCCTACATCTTTCTTCTCAGATTCGTCAGCATTAAACTCAATCTTGTTATGCTTTGCGAACTCAAGTAAACACTTATCAAGTTCTTTCTCAAGTTCTTCTTTGCTCATTGAGAAATATGTATCTCTCTTGGCAAGATTTGCATAAGCCTCAGTATCTTTGATTTGTGCATAATCTTCAGACTCAAGAAGTTTTATCTTGTCTGGTTCAGATTCATACTGGGCAAGTTTGCTTTCGATAGAAGCGTAGTTAGACTTCATATTCTCAAGAGATTTAATTTCGTCCTCTGTGAGATACTTAACATAAGTTTCAACTCTATCTCCAACAAGACTATATACATCTTTCTTTACAGAATAAGACTGTCTATAATGCTTACCACCAAACCACTGATGCATCTCTACAACTTTCTTCTCTTCATCAGCATCTACAGAATAAATATCATTATCTGCATCACTGTATGTTGAATTTACTAATTCATAAAGAGCATTGAGTTTTTCCATCATAGTGGAAAATGTTTTCTTTCCATTGTCGGTATTGATAGTAAGTTCAACAGAATACTTTTTAGAATCAGCAGTATCGTCATCATCACGCTGACCAAGTGGAATTGTTAATTCTCCTTCGTCCTCATCATCGTCGTCATCTCCTTCATCTTCTGTGACTGGAGTTGATGGCTCTGAATCATTACCGCCTTCGTCTTCGTTATTGCCTTCGCCATAATATCCTGTGTCCGCTGGATCATTACCTTCTTCACCTTCTGACTGTCCTTCAGTTTCACCGCCTTCAGTTTCACCCTCAGGCTCTCCACCTTCAGTTTCACCGCCTTCAGAATCCTGATAGAAGTCTGTTCCGTCATTACCATCTTCACCATCAAAGTTCTCCGTAGAAGGAGTTCCCTTGATTTCCTCTTCGGCTTGTTCATCGAATTCTTTCTTCAATGCTTCAGTTCCTCCTTTCTTCGAAGTATTTTGATTTATATTAAGGTTATCTATTTTCTCATTGAGAGCAGATAACATCTCAATAACCATTTCATTCTGTGAGAATACACTGTTATTCTCCTTACTAAAGTCAGCAATATCTGCACGACTTCCTAGCATTCCTTCTTCAATTGGAGTGCCGTCATCATCTCGTCCTAAAAGTGTCGAACCAGATAGATAAAAAGAATTTAATTCAAGTTGCTTCTCTTTAGCATTAAAAGACATGTCTTCAATAACTAACTCGCAACTATTTTTAGTCCAACCTTTTGCACGGATAATATCTGCAGCTTTTGTATATTCCTCTGGAATATATCCATATGCACAAAGATAATCTTTGTCCGTCTCATCGTCATGTTCCCAAAATGGTTTCTCTGAAGAAAACGAACCAACTTGTTTTTCTATATAATTGATTTCAGGTTCGCCTTCATCATTCTCGATTATTTCCATTTCGTGAGATTTGAAATCCCAAGTTCCGTCATCTAACTGATGTATTGCAGCAAGTATAGGTCTATCAGCAATAGTAGCAGAAGCCTTTACTGCAGATTTATGTGACACAAAACTTTTATTTCGATTGAGTCCATCATGTAAAATTCTGAATTTCAATCTCATCATGCCACGATGGTTATCATCGGAATTATCTTCGATTTCAAATGTTGTAGGAACTTGAACGGCTAATGGTTGACCATATTCTTTAGCACTAAATTTTGTAAGTTTGTTTTGCATACAAAACTGTACTAAATCGTCAATCGTAAGTAATTTTTTCTTAACCATTTTCGATTCCCTTCCTTAAATAATAATAGAAAACCCACGGCAAAAATTCACCGTGGGCGCATCTCGTTATTAAACGAGCAGCTTATCGAATAATTAGTGTTTTTGTTTTTGCTAGGGTAAGCACACCGCAAAGCTTACAGTAAAACCTCCACATAAGAATCTAGCAAATCTTATATATCTACGGTTACGAAAACGTAGTAGCATGTTTCTCAAATAATAAAAGAAAGACGCATACTACTACGAAATCTCAGCACAACCTACACAAAGGATAGGAGTGTAACAACTGAAAAACCTTTGGCTTTTCGTTCATAATAATCCTCCGTTATAGCATAGGTCGAGGAACACCTACCGCACCTGTTCTTGGATTACTCCGCACATTTCCTCGCTAGGGTAAATGATTTAAGCCCCACCTCTTACATTAATCCGAGCGTGGTACTCGGCAGTAGAGTTATCGCGCATTTAAGGTTAACTTCGCTTACCTCGATACTGTCGGTTAAGGTTGCCGACTCCTATACAGATAGCGACAACATATCACCTATTGTCGAGCGTTCATGGTATATTTTAATGTCCCCCACTAGGGAAAGAGGTGCTATCCATTGTCCCCTTATCTTACATTGCTAATTCGCAATGTTGTATATTGTTTTATTTTGCGAAACACTATTGATTACGTGAACGTTCACCAGAATCAGAAAGATCACCTTCGTCTACTTGTGGTCTTCCCTGTCCAGTCTCAGAAGTATATCCGTCTTCAGTACCACTCTGGGTATAGGATGAATTAAGAGGAACTAACTTATCACTAAGATGTAATAATTCTTCCTCAACATAATTCATAGCAAGAGTATCTTTCTCATTAAATCCATTAAGTGTATTGATTGCTAATTTAGTTGGTAATCCATACTGACCAGAAGAAAGCAATTGTTCTCTGTAGTCTGCTTTTGTATAAACAGATATAGGCATGAATCTTACCTTACAATCATTTGCCTTTTCGTATCCTAGCATTCTTGTTACCCAAGATTGAATCTGAGGTAGAAGAGAAGAAATAGCAAATTCTGTGTTGGCAATACAAGCCATCTTAAATGCATAAGTATTATTGATTGTCGCGCCGTTTAATATCTCAGCGCCACCCGCAGTATTGAGAACTTGTTCTGTCGCCTTAGATACTTTTGTAGTATCAGAAGCCTTGTCGTCGTCAAAGTCTATTTCATGAATTTGTCCCGGAACAATCGCAGTAGCAATATAATCTGGCACAGATTCTTCAAATTTGTTATAGTATGGTACAGCTAATTCTGGATCGATTTTCCAATCATCAATAGTCTTACTACCTGATATTGTTTCAAGTTCATACCATAACATTTTATATACACTAGCTTCGTCACCAGCAGCTTGTACATCTTCAAGATCCGAAAGATTAATTATTGAGTTAAATATTCCAGTAAATGGTGGAACTATTAACTCGTAATCTTCAGCTCTAAATTTCATACATACTTGAATCTCTGGTGGAAGCACTTGCCACTTTTCACCAGTACGTTCATAATTCTTCCATACTTCTTCAAATGCATCAGGCAAGTATTCAACTAACTCTTGTCTGTTTCTTAACCAAGAAGCATCGAAATAAAAAGAAAAGTCTCCAGTCATATATTTACCAGATATCTTACAATAATCCGCTGGAAGTTGCATATGAAATACTCCAGTCTCATCATGTAAGTAAATACCATAGTAAATATCTTGAACAAAGCATGTAAAGATGATTGGTAAAAATTCTTGCTGAAGTCTCATAAGAGATACTGCATCAAGAGTATTTTGATAAGCCTTCAAAACTTTGTCCGGATTATTTTCCTTAACTAAATCATATTTTGGAATTATACTTCTACAATCAAGACAGAACATTTGTGAAAAGAAACACATTATTCTATAATAAATATGGGAACGGTAAAGAAGATACCAACTTAATGCTCTCAAATTCTTTTCGTTAGAACCTATGTTCTGTAAATACAATCTAAGTTTTTCTTTATCAAATGTACTTACGGTTTTCTTATATGTCTTTCCAACATCTCTCAATTGTTTCAGTAGTTTATCCTTATCTTTCTTGCTGTCATAAGAAGTTAACAGATTTAACTTATCTTTATTTTGTCCGTACCATTCTTTGATTTCTGCTACGGTTGGTTGTGTTGGTGCTTTATTCGACACCTTAGAAGTTTTCGATTGTGCCATCTAGCACCTCCTTCATCTGCCCACTATCTTAGCTGGGCGTATTTTTAGTTTTGATAATAAATCATTTGTATTTTGCTTTGGTTTAAGCCCCTTACTTAATTCTTGCAAGAGAGCATAACCATACTGTAAGGAACTATATCTATCCTTACGCATTCCAGATTTTTCCTTAACCTTGATTAGTCCATTACTTGTATCATGAGTTAAGTTTATTAACTCGTTTATTAACAAAGTAGTTTGTACATAAGGCATCCTCATACTAGCCTGTTGCATTTCGGAAAGAGTACCATAACCTCTTATCTTAGAAAGTTTTTCTTCAATGTTTGTATCAGGCAGCAAAAGATTAATATATTTGTTTTGGAATCCTGCTCTTAGCGCCAATGTCATATCATTATTGCTACGAGCATTTGCTTTTATTGCATATACTACCTTCGGAGCATTTTTAACTTTACATCTATCCTCAAGATCTGAATTGTTCATTACATTCAATGCACCATACGTTTCGTTGTATACTGGGTCATATCTATCAGCACCCATAATATAATCAAGCACAGCTTGACCAATTCCGTTCGCATCAATTGCTAAATAATCACAATCATATTGATAGAATCTTCGTAAAGTTTCCAATCCTAATTCCTCAGTAGTTAATCCTTCGCAAGGACTAATATTGACAATGTTATCTATATATTCGTTTGAACTTGTAGGAATACCAGAGTGCAAAACAAAAGCACTCGCATCGTTATTGTGTCGTTTCGATGCTAAGAGTGCTATATCTAACGAAAGTATTCTTACTTCTTCATTTTTCTTTTCAGGCATCTTCGCTTTAGTTAATCTATAATAGTCTAAGTCAAATAAACAATCTCCAATTATTCTTTGTGCTTCCAAAGTTTTATAATCAAAGAGAGCATTATCAGCACTACCATAAAAGATTCCCTCACGCTCCATCATAAATGAGATATCACTAAATGTAGCCTCGGACATTTCGTTAATTATTTGCTGTCTCATTAACAATCCTTCTTTAATACTCAACATATACGGAAGGTCACATACAAAATAATTCAGTCGAGGATCTAACATATTAGCAGTATAGGCTTTAACTTTTTCATACATCTCAGAAGCAGAATAAAAAGCTGAAGATAAATAAAACTCTTTATTCATTTCAGATAAATGAGCATACTCTGGTTTTCTAAGATAACCCGGTTGTCTTGGAGCAGCATTCATAGGACGAAGAATAGTATCAACTATTTTTTGTGGAACAAGTCTACTCTCATCAATAATGAGAATATTTGAACGAGCGCCTCGAGAACTTTCTCCCGCCACAACAACTCTTATCCAAGAACCATTTTTAAAATATACAAAACAATCATTCTGTCCAGTACTTACTCTAGATATTTCATTTCGCAATAACGAAGATTTTTGCATAAAATCATCAGTTATCTTTAATATGATTTCTTTACCTTGCTTAAATGTATAACTACAACAAACTATCTTACTTCCGGGATAAAGAATACACCTACATACAGCAAACAAGCCTACTAAATACGTTTTTCCCAATCCTCTTGAAGCCAAAAAATAAAATGCATCATAATGCATCATTGCCCATATCAGTATCTTTTGAAATAACTTGAGATGGATATTTAAAAACTCTTCGCAAAATCTTTGTGGGTTTGCTCTATAATATCCACACCTCTCGTCAATAATATTCATTATTCTTTCTGTTTTATCTTGACGTATCTCGGTATCTGTCTTATTATTTCTAGCCATTATTTATCACCGCCTTCAGTTCCAAACAGACGATCATAAATATCACTACTAGTACCTTCCTCAAATTCATCTGGTTTTTCAACGACATACTTTGCAATTTCTTCATCGTACTCTTGAGTAAAAACATTAGCTTTTAAACCTAATGCTTTACTTAACCAACCAGTAAACCAAACTCTTATATATTTACCAATACCATCAACATCTTTAAATTCTTCAGATGGTTCTGAAATAGGTCTTTCGTTTTCCCACTTTTCAATAAGTTGTCCAAATGTCAAACTATCAGAAGCAGAATTATCTACGTTCTGTTTGGGTTGCAAATTTGCGCTGTTCATAAGTCCATCCAAAGACTTTAATTTATTAGTAACGTCTTTACCAACTTTTCTGTCTTTATATATATCAAGTAACTGAGAACAAATCTGTACTACATAAGTCTGTTGAGACTTAGAGTCTACCTGAGTTCTCGCACACCAATCATCATACTGATCTTGAAGATATAAATAATCCTCATTGCTAAAACCACTACCAAATAGTTTGACTATTTCTTTTCTTGGTTTTCTTTTTGCTAATTGCTCATCATCAGGATTGCCTAAATCTCCAAACTCTGAATTTTCAAAAGTCATACCTTTATACTGTGGTAAAGACTTGATAATTGTTATCATATGTTGATAAGCGGTAGAACGATTCTTTTCTCCGACAGCTTCTTGAGTTGTCTGTAATGCTGATTGATATACAGAATCAATAAAAGGTATATCTAACATCTGAAATACTTTTATTGTCTTTTCTCTGTTGTCAACATATATTTTATTTTTCTTATCATAATCAGTAGCCATCTCTATTAATTTCTTTTTGCAAAGAGGATATAGACCACTACCAAAACGTTTATCATTATAAAAATTATTTGATGCGTGAAATTCATTACAACCATGACAGTAAACTAAATCACCATCCATTATCTTTCCATAAACTCCACTTATTTTTTTGGCGTAATCCTTAACGGCTTTTACACCAAGCATCTGGATTTCCGCATCACCTTTTCGATCCATAAGGTAAGCCATTAATATTCACCATCCTTTTATTCAAAAATTAAAGTGTCAAATATTGCACGTTAACATCAAAATAAATATCAACAAGACAAATATGACACTTTACGCTTCGTCCTTAACTAATAAGGCTTATATTTTGCCTTTCGCATTAAGACTTTTGGAACTCATTCCTACTCATCACTTATCCGAAGATAACTGTCTTTCACTTCACTATCTGAAGAATAGAAGAGGGCATTTGTTTGTTATTTAAAAAAGAATTAAGGACGATCTTGAGAATATCAGTTGTACACCATCAATTCCTAGATACGTCCGTATAAGAAAAATATTTTTTCTTCAATCCATTGCTACGCCTTGGAGTTGAACCAAGTTAACCATGGTTATGAGCCACAGTTAGATATCCGACCTACCGCCAGCTATAATATAGAACACATCGGCTCATTACCCCTGTACACTGAGAACACAACCGACCACTTACGGACAATACATGTATTATCCTTTTCGCAGGCTCTCGTTCTATTTGCGCTCGCATGATTTAATGTGTTTGCATGTTGAAAATGTAGGACTCGAACCTCTCTCCATCATCCCAAATGATGTGTGCTACCATTACACCACATTCTCAATAATAATAGCGTGGGGTGTCTAGTATTCCCACGCTATGTATACTAACTAGAATCCGCACCACCGTAAGGGTGGCAGCTATTGTCGTAAGTTTATTGCCCGCAAAGGGCGTTGTTATAAAGTACAATATATTATCTGTTAAGTATCATTTTTGATACTAAAGTATAATATTTGATACTTTAAATCTAAAAGAGCAGAGGAATTATATCCCCTGCTCTAAGTGTCGTCCGAAGACTACCACCGCAATTGCTATTCTTTCCAAGTTCCATCTGAATTGAAATAATATTTCTTTAATCCAATCCAAACAGTTCCTGTTACCATATAACCATTCTTGTCGAAGTAATACCACTTGCCGTCAATCTTTGCCCATTCAGATTTAGCATACCAACCGCCAGTGTTTGCCTCTAACCACCAACCTTTATTATTCGATCTCCACTTGTAAGACTTGAGATCCCACGAACCATCTTCGTTAACATAATAAAGATTCTTGTCGTTAGAATAATTATCCGACTTAACATATTCATCCGAAGCCATATAACCACTAGCATTAAAATAATATTGCTTATTGCCAATAGTTTTCCAACAACTCTTCGGATAAGTTCCGTCAGCGTTTACATACCACCAACCAGTTGAATCTTGATTCCAACCAATCTGATATGACTTAGTTAATTTACTATTAACATCATCCGCAATCTGTCCCATCTTTTTATAAAGATAATCTCCCGGACATTCTTTGTTTGCAAAGTCGCGATGAACGGTCATATTACAACCATTCTTATGATTTATTCTGTCAGACTTATTTGTAGACCAAACAAGTTTCTGAATATTATTCCTCTTACAAATATCTACTAACAGATTTATAAGAGAAGTGTATACCTTATTATTTACCGAATAAGGTGTTTTAGTGTCTGAAGCACATTCTATAGTAATAGCCCTATGATCATTAGCTGCATTAGAACTACACCAAGAACGGTCTTTTTCTTCAACATACATTGCAATTTTTCCATCAGAACCAATTCCATAATTGGAAGAGGACTTACTAGAAGACTTGGCAAAAATATCACCACAAGATTCCACACTTAATTGAGCAGCCATACAATGAATTGTTATTGTATCTATTGCATGGTTTCTCTTAATTGTTTTATTTGGAGATATTTTTGTGTACTGTACTAATGAACTATTACTCATAGTTACCTCCAATTATTTTAATTCAACATTATAAATACAATCTATTCCATCTTCGTCACAGACAAGTACCGTCTGATTTGGTTTGCCTGACAATCTCTTTTCAATAGTGTAACTATCTCCAGTACCCGCAAACGAACCGCCTTGAATTACCTTGACACCATTAACATCTGTGTTCATAGGATAGTGATTATGACCATTCATAATTGCATAAGGTATTCTGCCAAGCATCATACTAAGATTACCGACACCAGTTTTGTTAAGAACATCGTAGTCACCATGAACTGCAACATACTCCTTGCCGTATAATTCAAATACAGATATACCTGAATCAATGCGATTATAATCATCATCATGAACTTTGATAGTATCTATGTGAGAAGTCATCTGTTTAATAATCCAAGTAATAAGATTATCCAAACGCTCGTCATGAACTGCAGCATCTTTGTTTGCAATGATTCTGCTGTGATTTCCCGCGCACTCATAGATATTTACAAATCCAAAGTTCTTCGCGAGTTCAACACAGAACCAAGTTATAACTTCTGATGCAATCTTAATCTGTTCAATAACATTCTCTCTATTAGATACTTGAATAGTGTTATGAATATTTCCACTGATCTGGTCACCGAGTAAAACAACATTAACCATTACAGATTCATGTCTCTGACCAATTTCGATAGTCTTATTGAGTAATTGATTAAGTCTACTCTTGAGAATATCAGTATCATACTGTCCAAAAGCATTATTGAATGTCTGTCCAGTATGCATGTCGGAAAGCATAACTACTAATGAATTATCTCCTTTATTAACTTTGACTTTATTATCAACCTTAAAAGAAGACTTTCCAATTTCTTGCAGTTCTCTTTCGAGATTATCAAGTGTTTCCTCAACTCTTGCTTCAATACGATTCTGCTTATTCCAACCGTTGCGCTCATCTCTAAAAGCAACCTTGGCTTTTTCAAGTTCGCGGCGTTGGTCGTTGAGCTTATCAGTATAATCATCCTCATCAAATCTGCTAAACACACCAGCTTCATAATATCTCTTTGCTTGCTGATATGGTTTTCTATAAGCAGAAGAGGAACGATATTCATCTTCGTCTTCTCGACATTCTTGATTAATACATTCGGCAAGTTCTTCCCAATCCATATCAAGAACACCTGAATCTTTCATTTGGGCAACTCGCCATATATATTGCTCTTCATTTTCATTGTCGAGCTTTTTCAATTGATTATTCACGATAATATATCTCCTTTTATTCATAAATAAAAAGAGTATGGGTTATGTACCCATACTCAGTATCTGATCTATGTTCTCTAACTTATCAGTAGCAAATCCAAACTCAAGTTGCTGCTCACTGTTAAGCCACCAATCTTTATTCTTATACTTTCTCCAAGTCTTATCATCAATTCCACTTTGGGACATAATATATTCGCCCATATTCTTTACTTGCTCGTCCCAAACTTTTTGCTGTTCTTTGGACTGATCATAATTACCAGATGTTCCACCACTACCCATATGAGTCATACACCATGAGTGTGGAAGAGTGAAGCGCTTTTCTCCAGCAAGGAATATCATACATCCGCCAGAGAGTGCTTGTCCCATATTAACTGTCCACACAGGGATACGGCTTACCTTTATAGTATCAATGATTGAATAAGTTACATCTAATAATCCGCCAATAGAATTGATTAACAATATGATTGGGCTATTATTTGTTGAATGCATATTATATCCTATGATACTCTTAGCAATGTTATAATCCCAATCTGTTATTTCTCCGTCTATAGTTAAAATACGATTAGTATAGAAATCCCAATAGTTATATTCTCCCGCATCAGGTAACTGCATACTTGGAATTTCTCCTGTTGTACAAATTTCTGGAAGTGTTAATTCAAGATCGTTTAGCATATTCTTTATTTCCTTTTATTCATTATTCCGACTCTACGGTTGTCTCAGCGACAGTTTGTTCTTTATATTTATTCAGTAGTCTCTTTACCTTAGGATTCTCTGTAGCATAATAATGTCTACGAGTGGTACTCGCATGAATGTCACTATGCCACTTACATCCCTTAGATAATAAATAATCTTTTTCGTTTTTACTTATCTTTATCATTATTCCTTTTCGTCCTTTACAATCAAAATAACCCCCACGTTCCGCATCGTTGAGGGACTTGGGGGTTCTGTTCTAAATTAATATTGTCATCCCCCGACCACCCAGACGGTAGCCGAGGAACGACGTTACAGGAGGTATATTATTCCAAAATAGCAGAATCAAGATCACGGAAGAAATTACCGAATCTTGCTCTAGCAAACTTGTACTCATTATTGTATGTAGATGGATATACCACCATTCCCGGAAATACTTGCGTAGACTTTCCATCTTCGAGATTACCACGAACTACACCAGCACTACTCTTAAGTACTGCAGATATGTCGTGTTGTGCGTAACCGGTATCTTTTGAAATTTGTTTAACAAATTCCGAAAAAGCTATCTTTTCTTGTCTCATCCTTTTAGTCCTCCTCAAATATTGTACTTCCAATTGTCGAACTATTCTCACCTAGTAATATACGGTAATATGGCTTATAAGCAGTCACATCCTTGCCGTCACTATCTTTTAATGTAACTTTCTTACCCTTACACTTTGGGTTGTTACAAGATAATATATTTGTTCCATATGAATAGTGCAGTTG